TAGACGCCATCTTCTTTGCGCCACCCGCACGCCTCCGCGATCGCCGCGTTGATTTGGTTGTCAGTCATTTTGCCTCCTTCGTAGTCAGTTTATACGCCTCCGCCAACACAAGGTCAGCATCGAGCAGTGCGGCCCGGTCGTTTGGGAACGCTGAGTGAGCATCGTAGTGCTTGAGTAGGCAATGCTTAAGCTGCTCGATCGCTGATGCAGCCTGTACGGCAAGATGCTTGTGCATGATAAGCTCCGCCTTAAGATTGCCGATAAGCTCCGCCTGCTTGTTGTGCGCGTCCATATACTGTCTTAGTTGATGTGCCATTTTGTGTTTTGATTCACGCCCATGCGACGCAGGGCCGTCTTATCTTCGTATCCGATGCTCATAAGCGCCTCGACCATCTCCTCGTTTGAGGGCCACATTTCCTTACGAAAAGTGCTAGGATGTGCGCGGAGCCACAGGTCCATCTCCGGCCAACGGTCCGGCACCAGCTTGTCGGCGAAGTAGTCCCACCACACGATCTGCGCCACAAACACCTGCACCTTCACCGGCAGTTCCATAATCCGCGATCTCCACTCGCGTGGATCTACCTTCCGCAACTTGGCTACCCAGCCGTTCGATTGTCTCTTTTTGTTTCTGATTCTCATTTGTTAGTCGTTTATTTTCTTGTGTTAATTCATGGATACGCTCCATGAGAGTGTCGATTAGGATGCTCATTCTTTGTCTAAGATGTATCCCAGCGCCAAAGCTATGATGCTTAGCACAACAATAGCAACCTGAATTTTAGGCGGATTCTTCATTTTGTTGGCTTTTTTTTGCATCGCACTCAGCGCAGAACCAGTCTCCCCAGAAGTCTTGACTCAAGTCTTCTCGGCACTCACAGCAGACTGGATGCTCATCTCTTGGATCGCTATCACCTGGGCAACCTGTACTTACCATTTGTGACCTCCGTTGTATTCTTGCATAGCTGACACGGCAAACAGTGCGCTCGCCCAAAACAGGATGAACAAAACAATGGCCTCCCATAGAGCCTCTGCAAAGTACGCGATGGCAAGTCCGTCGAAGACTGCAAGTGACGCAAATGCCCATAGATACGGCAGTGCTTTGTTTGTGTTGTCGGGTTCAATCTTCATATATGCTTGGTAGTGTTTTACTTTATTCATTGTGGAATGTTGCTGTTTTGCCTGTGAATCGTAAGTTTGCACTCACGCCACACGGGCCGTTTCGTTGTATGGGTATCCCAATCTCGCGGAACTCTGCGTCGTCGGACAACTTCACAACCATTACGGCTGTAGCGTCTTGTCCGATTGCGCGACTTTCGCGAGCTTTACCCTGCTCATTTAATTGCGTAATCGAGATGACTAAGCAACCTAATTCGATGCCAAGCAGTCGCAGACTCCGGCTGACCTCGGCCACCTCACGCTCACGGCTGCTGTCCTTACCAAGGTCGCACCTGACAAGTTGAATGTAGTCTACGAACAGCACACCAAGGCCGTCCGGGCTCTTCGCCATAGCTCGTGCAGTGGCGCAGATGTTGGCTATGTCGTAGAGATCGTCGCGCACCACCAAACGGCTGTTATTAAGCTTCTGGATGGCACTGTGGACGCCTCGTATATCACGCTCATGCTTGGCACCTTCAGCGAGCGCACGCAGGCTAACGCTGCCTAGCCGAGCAACGAGACGGTCAATGATTTGATTGGCTGGCATCTCAAGTGAGATGACGAGAATTCCTTTGTTCATTTAGTAATGTGGTAAAAGCTAATGCTGCGCAGGCAGGCACAACACCGTTTCCAAGGAGGCGCATCCTGTCCACCCAATCGGGACCCCCATCATCCATTCGCAGTAAGATGGGTTCAGTCGTCCCGTTTGCCCAGTCCGTTCTTGGGCTACTGCGCACAGGTAACTTCTGTTGTTCATGTGCTGGTGGCTCTTGCTTCCAAGCGGCCCACAGCCCTTGTACTCGCTTGCTCTGATCGTGGGCCAAGATAAACGCTCGCTTTCGCTGGTGTGGCGCGCCGCATTCAGCCGCGCTGAATATGCCCCACGTCGTTCGATAACCCATTCCTGCCAAGTCTTCGATAACGTCGGACAGCCCCAACGAGATATGTCCTTCGACGTTTTCAAAGAAACACAGTTTTGGTCGCATTGCAGCAATTCCATCTGCAATCCAGGGCCAAAGGTGCCTTGGGTCGTCTTTCCCGGCTCGCTTTCCGGCTGCTGAGAATGGCTGACAGGGGTAACCGCCAGTAAGGACGTCCACTCGATCTCGAAAGCTTTCCCAAGGGAAGGTTTTAAGATCCGTCCAAACAGGTGCTGCGTCCATGAGTCCCGCTTCCATTTTTGCAACCAAGTTCGCAATGGCGAAAGCTTCGATCTCACAAAGAGCGACTGAGCGCAAAGCTGGGAGGACTCGTTTAAGTCCAAGCTCAATCCCTCCGTATCCTGCACAGAGGCCAACGTGTGTAATTGTTTCGGTAGTATCCACATTAGCGCATTCCATTACCTGGCCTTGCAGACGTGTGACTGTGCTGGCCCGTGTACGGCTCAAGCAAATACTTCACCTCGATAAGATCTGTCGATTGATTCTCCGGCAGAAGCATAAGCGCCTCCATCTTCGAGCCGAGTGCGTCCTTCGGGCCGATACAGACGATGTCCTGTGTCTTCTTTGGGCGTGGTAGCTCCACGTTTTGCAGCACGTTAGTGCGGCGGATGAGTACCCAGTCGCTCATGCCTCCTCCCATCTGCGTGGCAACATCACGCGCATTGTTGGTGGACCGGGCCATACATCCTGGTCGAGACACAGCTTGTACTGCGCTAGTGTCACATCGAGCTGATCGTTAGCGATGTCGATCAGTTCCGTAGAGGCCTTCACCCACTGGCTCAAGTGGGGCGCTTGCATATCGACGACGAGAAAGTAAAAGTCGATGTCCTCTTGGCCAGTGATCTGCTCAAGGCCGTAAGTGTACCAAGCAGCCTGCTTGTCGTATCCAAAGCCAAAGAACTTGTGGTCGAATTTAGAGAAGTCGCTGGTTGTTTTTAGATCCACGATAGCTGGACGACCCTTGATCTCGGTGATCATGTCGGGCCTGCCCTTACACTGCACACCATCACGCTCCCAGAACATGGATGCTTCAATGATCTTGGCTGCTGTCACCATCTCAAGCAACGGCTCAACGGCTGCACAGGCACCTTCGACACGCGCACCTTCGTCTTCAGTCAGGATAACCTTGCCGATATTCTCTTGGCAGAAGTTCTCCCACGTCAGCTTGCCTTCCTTGGTGCGACGATCACACGCTGGAGCAATAGCGTACTCGCAGCGGCCCTCAAGAGCAAGACTGTGGACAAGCGTGCCAAGCTCCATCTCGCGGCTAGGCTTCCACTCTTGACGCTCCTTCCACTTGTGATAGCTCGGGCAGACTGCAAACGAGTCGAGGCTGTGTTTTGATAGCCCCGGAGTTCCCCGATACTTCTGCATTTCCCAATTGTAGTGTATTTCGTTTTTCATTGTTTTCTTTTCTAATTACGTTTCTCCAAGCTGCTTTGATAAGGTTGCGCCGTTTGTTCTCCGGCGTCTCAATGATGCTATTGTCCGCGTTCTTAACCCACTGATCCGTTCTCCGCTTTCTCTCTAACCACTGCTCCTCTTTTGCAATGGCGTAGAATTGATTTCTTCGCCGAGTCCTAGTAAGAATCTGAAGCTTTCTGTCGTCTAAAACCTTATTCAATGCTTCCTTCATGCCCTTAGGCGCACTCTTTGCTGGAAGCATCTCTACTTGAGACGGTACATTGTAGTGTCTTTCTTTCTTTTTTTTCATATTATGGGTTAATTTCAAGCGCCCCGCAGCCGACGATCTTGCCAGCTCCGTCACGAATGAGTTTTGTTGGACTAGCCAAATCTGTCCTGTTGGGTAGTGTAGTGCGCACATAGCCAGGCACAATGTACAGCACACCATCGACAGGATCCGGCAGGTTGCTCACTTTAGCGTCTTTGCAGCACATGATGGGTACGCCATCGACGTCTGCCACTTTGCTGAGGTGTGAGTGTACTTTTACTGAGTAACCACTCGGCTCGATCACGCCATATCCTGTGATGATAATGTCGTGAGGTGTAAGGTTTACGAGTTTATTCATTTATTAAGTTTGCAATTATGTTGAGCGCAAGCATCGTCTTGCCTGACTTGGTTTCGCCACCGATGACTACGAAGTCTCCGTATCTGATCGGACAGATGTTGTCGATAGCAGAATATCCAGTCTTTATCCGCATGGACTCGTCGTCGCCTGTCTCGTAGCGTGTCAGTGCGTTGAGCAATAGCGCCTTAGTGTCCATCACCTTGGGCGGAGCAAGCTCACGAGATAGTCCTTCGACTTTCATCACCACATCACTGAGTAGCTCCGGCGTCTGAAGCGTAGAGTCACTGATTGCCATGAGCGTCTCGTAGGCCACATGCTGCAAGGTGCGACGTTTGGCCGTGTTCTTAACGATGTCTACGAGGTCGCCAATCGCCGCCGCAATAGGCATGAGCGTGTACAGGTCGCTGAGTTGGTGAAACTCTGTGCTCGGTAGAGTCTCGCGCACCTTCTCAAATACCACCCGGATCTCCGAGCTGGCATTGCGGGACTGTTGCTGCAAGATGATCTCGCACACCCGGTGACTGAGCGGGTCGAAGATGTCGCCCACCTTGAAGTTCTTCTCGCTAATGTGATGTAAGAACACCTCTGGGTGGTTGAGCGCAATCGACGCTATCCCACGCTCAGCTTCACTCGCCGTTGGCACCACCGTGTCAGGTGGCAGCTCCACCGGCCTACGCCTACCAGCTTTCTTGTGTTCCATTGGTAGACATTAAACTGTCACGCTTAAGAAGAGTCTTGATCGGTGTACGCACCATTGACGATGCACGGGAGAGCCAGCCGTTAAGGAAGCGCCCCATGCCGCGTGGAGTCTTGCGCCGGTGGGTGTCCGCCTCAAGCCAGGCGTGTGCCTTGAGTAGCTCCTGTTCGACGGTCTTCTCGCCGTAGATGATGACGAGGTCTTTCATCAAGCCTGGCGGCACCGTCCAGTCTTTGCCGTCTTGAGTCTGGAACGTCATGTTGTACATGCTAATCGTTCTGCCTACCTCGGGGTCTTTGCAGAGATCGTCCACCATTTCCTTCACGGATATGTACCGTCTGCCAGATGGCTTGAGCAATTCACGCTCCTCGTCTGTAAGCACTGGGATGCCAGCCATCGCGTCTGCTAAGTCCTGCGCAGGCTGTACTGGCTCAGGTGTCACAGGTGACTCTGGTTCACTGACGATCTGGCATGGCTCCTCAAGAGGGACGATCAGTTCGACTTTTGTGCCGGATGAGTAGGTAATGTTTATGCTGATGTTCATATTTTGTTTGCTCTGAGTTTCTCGTGATGTTCTGCGTGATGTCTCCGGCAAAACCAAATGACATCTAACTGCCTGCTGTAATCTTCGTGATGACTCTCGGACTTAAGATCCCCGCAAACAACACACGGCAATCTAACCAACGCTCCACTTCGCATCGCTCGTTCCACGGCTCGATGTGCTTTTCGCTTCTCTGGGTTTTGCAGCCTGAACTTCTTGCTGTGCTCTTTGTTATAACCGGGATTGTTATCGCGGATCTTTCTAATCCTTGCACGGTTGCATTCTCTACAGCGAGTTTCTAATCCATCTGAAAGCCGAGCATATTTCGCAAATGCTGTGAGCGGCTTCTCTTCCTTACAGATTCGACATATTTTCATTTGGTAAATGTGCGCGTTGTGCAGTCGCACCCCTGCCTGGCGCAGAATATTTAAGCCAGCTTGACAATGGTGTCTGCGACTGCGTCTAAAATGCCAGACTTCTTGACCTCAGACAAACGCTCGCAGAGTTCAACAAACTCTCGCAGTCTTACAATTTCCCGGTCGTGATCTGCGCCAACAAAGAACGTCCTTAATTCTGCCAGTTCCTTTTTGATGGCATTAACCTCGCCAAGATAATTCATCTTCAGCCCGCGCAGTTCCGCAAGATGCTTTTTGATGTTCTCACGAAATCCATCCATGTCTTTCCCAATGCCAAGGAAAAGCTGATCAATGGTAGTTCTTGCGTCTTCCGCAGCCAAAACTAGCGGTCTAGTTTCACGCGGCATCTTTTTAATCTGATCGCAGATCGCCATCGCCAAGTCTTCCATCGCGAAATGCTCTTGGTTGTTGATGATAGTTGTGCGAATTTTCCCGTTATTGTTGCCGTCTACACTGTTTATAATTTTGTTCATATAGTATTTTAGTTTGTTTTATTTTGTAACTGCTTCCATCCCATCCCTCAGCAACTTGAAAAACAGTTCGCTGCTCATCGTCACTAGCCAAGGGGTACGGTTCTTCTTGTGAGCCACAATCCAAGCCTTACCAGCACCATCGCGCTCGGCCTGCTCTGTGGCCTTGATAAGATTAAGGTTCTCGACAAACTTCACCTCTTGGTGTAGTGCTGCAAGCTCCTCGCAAATCACATCTGGCGAGTCCGTCCCTCCGGCGAACTGCTGACCACGCCTTGCGGTGAAGCCAGCAGCCCGGAGTTCGTCACGCCACATGCGCTCGCCTCTACACCCCTTGGCTCTTGAGTTTATTGGCATCGCGTTTGAGCTGTAGCCAGTGGTTTACTTCCTCAAGTGAGAAGCGTAGGCAACGCGCACTGATACGGTGATGAGGAATGCGATTCTCGCGTGCCCACTTCAACACTGTCTGAAGCGAGACGTTAGCGAGCTGGGCAATGTCTTTAGCTTTTACCATTTGAGATCATCCTCCTCTAACTCAGGGGCCTCTTCTTTAGCCTGCTTAACCTGTGCAGATGGGAACGCCTTAGCGTACCCTGCACGATCTGCGCTGATGAACAGGCTGGTAGCGATGGCCTGAAGGTGCTCTGGCGAAAGCGCCTTAACTTCCTTACCAACCCACTCAGCAGCCTTGATAGCTTCGGCCATGAGCTGTGCAGCTTGAAAGAGCGCACGCTTAGCGTCTGCTACCGTAAGCGACACAGGCGACGAAGCCTGCACTGGCTTGCGTGGGCCGGCCACTGGTGACGCGCCGCTCGCATCATCGATGATTGCCGCCTTGTCGGTGACCTTCAGCTCGTTCTCACCACTGTGCGTGGACGTCTTTACTGACAGCCCTTCAAGGCCCTTCTTGCCAGCTTGTGACTTGATGGTCACCATCTGGCCTTTAAGATCTCCCATCTCGTCCGGCAACCAGAATGACGCCTTACATTCGCCGGTGGCGTCTTGCACTACCGCGTTTTGCACGCGCCATTCACCAAACTTACCCTGCCCAGTACGGGGTGGGTAGACCGTCTTAATTGTGACTCTAATCTCACCGATGACGCTGCCATCGGCAAGGTTCGCTAAGTCTGCGATTGTTGCTACTTTCATTTTTATTAAGTTTCATCAACGGACCATCCGCTGAATGACGAGCAAACTACACGTTGCTTTTCTGCGCGCAACTACTTTTTTGCACGAATTTCGTCGTCATCGTCATCATCCTCATCATCACACTCTTCTGCCCAAGAATGCTCCAGCACACGTTCTTTGTGCATGAGGTTAATGTGCATGTCCCGAGCAAACCGATTGCCCCAACCGGCCTCGTAGCGATTCGTGTTGTCGTTGTCGTGCTCATCTTGAGCCTGCACTAGGATCTCGCCACACTCAAAGTACTCACACAGAATGTCTTTGGCTCGTTGGATGATGGCTTGGCGCTCGCGTTCTTCAGGTGTCATAGTTGGTAGTGTGTCAGTAGAACCTTCCTGCCGTCACTTGTCACTTGGTAAAAACGTTGAGCGGAAGCTTTGCGCTCACTCAGGATAGTACGCACTGCAGTACGGCCAATTCCAAGGCGATCAGCAATCTGCGTTATGGTGTACCAGCCTGCTGGAGCGGGCCTTATGTTCAAGGTCTGCGCAAGCTCCGTGAGCCAATCCTTCTTTACACCGGCAACTTGAAGCTTCCGTCCTTTAACTCTTTTGTCAGCCATACAATTGTCTCGTTGTCAGTATATTCACCCCACGCCCAGCCTCGACTCCATGCGGTGGTTGCGATCCTATTCTCCGCATAGCCAGCCATTTCTGGATCCCCTAGCCACCCAACCGAGTAGCCAGTCACCCCTTTAATGCGCCTGCCTTCAGCGATTTGTACACGGTGAATGTGCCCCATGACAAGCTTGGTGTACTTGCCATGACACATGCGCTCGGCGCTGTCTCTGAGCGCTTGCTCGCTGTGCAGATAGCCGTGTTGGAATAGAGCGTCGCCCAAGCCAACGAAACCGGTCTTAAGCTTGTAGTCGTACACCTTGCACTTGATTGACTTAGCCCGGTCGTGGATCTGATGGTACACACGAGTCGCCAGCGCAGAGATGATTGCCTTAGGATGACTCATCAGCGTGACGAGCCTAGCCTCGTGGTTGCCGAGCAGATAGTGCTGTGGTCTCAGCGCCGAGATAAATGCTAGGCCATCGTTGAGGTCAGCCTCAGGATCGACGGCAGAATCAGCGTTGTCGTTAGTGAGTGCGCCGGTGCGCAGGCACGTCATGTCAATGGCATCGCCAAGATGCAGCACCGTGTCCGGCTTCCATCGGTCACGAAAGCGGAGCACTTCCTTCAGTACAGCCTGGTCGGCCATGAAGCCATGGCTGCACGATACCGCAAGGAAGCGTTTCCACTTCCGCGTTATGTTTGCCATGAGAGCTATTTGCGCTTGCGAGCAGCCTGTTGACGAGCGGCGTCCTTCTGCACGCGATAGGCAATGGCTACAGCCTGCTTCTGTGGCTTGCCAGCGCCGATTTCACGGCGGAGGTTTTCAGTGAAAGCTTTGTCAGATGCGGAGTGCTTGAGTGGCATATGGTTATTTGGCAATATCTTTGGCTACTTTTCTAGATGCAACAGATTGAACTTCATTAAAGCTTCCAATTGCAATTGGTTTGTTTTGATTTGGCGCATACAGCTTATACTTTTTCCCGTCTTTAGAGATAGCCGTGTATCCGTAGTTTAAGTCTCGAATAACGTCACCTTCACCAAGCTGTTCTGAGTTGGTGTTGCCTAAAGCAAATGGCATCAATGCTCGCCTGAACACACCCGGTGCTGTTGCTGATGTGTAGACATTCAAGAAGCTTTTAACGCGAGAGATGTTGTTAGGGTTAATTGGGCGAAGTGCCTCCGCAGCAATCTGTGGATCAAGCAGTGCTTGGTCTAAAAGCTCAAGCGCCCTCTTTTTCACATCACCTCGCCATAAACGATCAATTGAATCTGCAACTCCAGACACAAGTCCAGGTGCTCCAGATAAACGCAGATCTGATGGCGTAATGCCTCGCGCTAGTCGTTGTATGACGCCAAGCGTATTGTTTGCTAACCCAATGTCATAAGCGGCTTCTTGTGCTTGGTTTAAACTTGTCGGAGAAACGCCGCCTGCGCCGCGCTGTCTGCGAGCAGTAACTTCAATTTGCTTTCTGGCTGTATCAAGTGCGGTGACTTCCGCTGGAGAGAAAAGCATTTCTATGACAGCTCGACTATCAGACTTGTCCACCAAGATCTTGTTCATCTTAAACAAAGACGCCTCAAGGTCGGCGTACTTGATTTTGCCGGGAACATTTCCAGAAGAAACCACCTTTCCTTGATTTCTGATTTTTGGGTTCAGATAATCCTTAACTGCATTTTTGATTCCCTCGATAACAAGCGGGTTTCCCTTAGCTCCCGCAAGCAACTCTGCCATCTTGTCTTTATTCTGAATGATGGCTTCAATTGTCTCGCTTGGTCTGCCGCCAAGGAAGGTACTGGCAGCGTTATCCGCTATTTCCTTTTGCCTGATAGCGTAGTTTGTCTTTGCCTTTTCAAGCAATGGAGTAGCAGTTTGCTTGGCTTGTTGCTTTGCAGCGGCAAGCAGCGCCTCTTGACTAGACGATGCCTTAAGCGTTTTGATGTCTAGCAACCTTGAATCCAACTCATTCGATACTGACGTAATGTTGTTGATGAGCTTTTGAACTTGGTCTTTTGCCTCAGGGAAGACGCTAAACCACTCTTTGTGCGTATCCTTGTTCATCCACGCATTCAATGCTTCAGGAGTCGCCTGCTTAACCAAAAAGTCTTGGTCTAGCTTGTTTACAATCCAAGCATTGACCGCATTTAATCCAGACTCATTGTCCATCAACGCTCGCCTAAGTCGCCGTGATTCAGCTACACCCTTGTTAAGGTACTCTTCAATAATCCTAGGCCGATCGACAGCGCCAGCCTGCTTGAGCACTCGTCCAGAAACACCATGTGTAAACTTGTCTGAGTAATCTCTCCATGCTGCATTTGCTTTTGCTACAGCAGGATAAACCTCAAGACTCTCTAAGTCTTTAGTTATTCCGTCTCTAATGAATCCAAGTGCTTTTGCTTGTTGTTTTTTACCTTCAGCATTTAACGAGCGAATAGCATCAGATAGGTCAGAGTCAAATTTCCTTATTTCACTTACACTTTGCGGTATTGGATTCCCGTCTTTATCTAAATATTGCTTAATTCCGTTTTTTATCAGGCTTGGTTTTTTGCCAGCCTTTGAAAACATGCTGTCGGCCTCTTTAAGTTTTGTGGCTAAGTTTTCTATTCCAGATTCAATATTTGGAATATTTTCAGCGCTGTATAACTCTTGAGCTTTTTGTTTAACCTCAACTTCATTTGCCTTTAAAATATCATCAACAATTTCAGACTGTTGAGCCCTTGACGAACCAGCCTCAGCTATTTTGCTTTGCGCTTCTGCAAGAGCTTTCTGTGACCTAGCGGCAGCAGTTTCTGCATTAATTAAATTTTCTTTATACGCGCCTTCGTTTGCTGCCATTTTGGCAATGGCCTGATTAATAATAGAGCTTTCTGCATCTCTGCCTTCATTTATTAAAGACTCATAAAGCAGGTCAGCTTGATCCTTAAGCTTTTGATTTTGGTCTCTAAAAAACTCCTGCGCATCTTCTGGCGTTGCCTTAGACGGCTCAAGAGCTACTCCGATGTCTTCAGCTATTCTTTTTGCGTTTGCCGTGTCACGCGCGCGGATAGTGTTAGATGCATTCCGCCGAGCCTGCTGTAGTCCAAGCAGTCCTTCGTCAGCGGAGATGTCAGCAGATAAAGGACTTACTCCTGGCGTTTGAAGTCCTGAAGCTTCTGTTGTAATTTTTGCTCTTGCCGCCTCTGGGTCTTGCGCAAGATTCCTAACAGTAGCATCCCTTGCTATCCTAGCGGCCTCCTCAAGCCTTGCCTTGCGGTTAAAGATTTGCGGCAAACTAGGGATCACGGATGCCGCCAAAGAAGCGCCAATGCCGCCTGTAATTCCCGTTACTGCCTGGGCTACTTCTCCTCCACCAAACTGCTCCGCTACATATCTTCCTGTTTCTGAAGCGGCTCCTGCTGCAATATCGCCGGCCAACTGTTGAGCTGGAGCAGCCAGCAATTGATCTGCAACGGCCTTTTGAGTTGGCCCGCCAAACATCTTTAATGCGTTTGCAATTCCAAATGTTGCAAATGTCTCCATTCCGCTTTCTGTTGCGGACTGAATAATCCTTCCAAACTCTGACTCATTCTTTGGAACGCCTGCATAATCAAAAAACTTTTCCCAAGCTTCTGATGGCGTTGTTAAGTTTGCGCCAAGAAGCCTATTCACTCCAATTACTGCCGGATCTCCAACAAGCTTGGTTAATGCCATCAATCCCATACCTCCAGCAATAGCAGTGCCTGCCGCTGCGGCTTCTGGAGCCAAGGCTAACGTAGCAAGTCCCCCAAGAACATAAGGCGCAGCACCGCGAATGGTGGGCGCAGCAGCCTGAAGTGCGCTTTCAGTTATTCCTTGTGAAAACTCTTGTGGCTGTGCCTGCATTTCGCGAATGGCGTCAGCAAGAGCTTTAGCGTCCTCTGTATTTCCAGCGGCGTCAGCCTTTACAAGTGCATTGCTAAGCTCTTCGATGGTAGCCATTATTTGTATTTCTCTAACAGTGATTCAACCTTTGGTTTAACAGTTTGCTTTTGCGTGCCTGCTACTGGCGCAGCGACATTCATTGGCATATCAAAGGTCTTCATAAAGTCAGACCCAGGAATTCGCTTTGCAAAGCTTGGACTTGTCTTGTCTATGATGTCACTTTGAATTGCCTCGTTATACGTTCTTGCGTAGTCGTTAACTGCTGACTTTGCAAATTGCGCCCACCTTTCTGGGTTTGCCGCGATTAACTCAGCGTCTCCTTTTTGAAGTCGATCCAAAAGTATTCCAACAGAATCTTTTGTCCAAGAATTACTGTTTGTCTGCCTTAAAATTTCAGGCACACTTAATAACGCTGCATTTCTTCTCAAAAATTCAGACATTTGCTCGGCGTCTTGCCCGGTCAATGACTGAAGTGTTTTTGTAATAGAAGAAACAGCATATTGCCTAGCCGCTTCTGAGTCACCAGCAGCCATGAAGTTGTCAAATGTTTTAAGCTGATTGCTAAGCAGCTTTGCAGACTTTGATGCTGCTGTATTTAATTCTTTAACACGCTCAAATGCAGCTTTGCCTTCTGGCAACTCGTCAAAAGACTTAAGCTGTTCAGCGTCAACCATCTTCTCAAGCCTATCTTTAAATATAGCTCTTATTGTTTCAGAGTGCGATGGATCATTGCGCTGAATTAAAGATGCCATTACTTGATTTGTAGCCAGCATCTTTGATCGCAAATCCTGCCTACGAAGCTCATGCTCGCGCTCTGGATACATCGGCGCTGCCTCTTGTTGCTGCGGCGACGCTGGTTGTGCGGCAACGGGAACTGTCTGAACTGGCTGCTCTACGCCAAAATCTCCACCTGAACCGCTATAACTTGTATCTACGGCATTACGCTGCGCGTTAAACGCAGCCAGCTCCTCTGGAGTCAACTGTACGACTCGGCGAGGAGAAGCCTGGGCGTACATGGCTTCCTGCTGCGGCGTAAGCGGGTAGCCCATATCAGAATCGGCGCTCATAGCTTGCCGTGGCGGCTGCTGTCTGCTTGCCATGTAGTAATCAGCCAATCCGGCCAACGGCCTAGCAACTCCTCTAGTGGCAATGTTGTCTGGTATGTAGTCGGATAATGGCATTGTATTAAAAATTAACGGCCTAGACTTGCATTATATTCATCCATTAATGCTTGAGGCACTGGCCCTCTCCCGCTCCAACCTCGCTGCCTAAGGAACTCTGCGAGATCTGTTGCGGGTTGAGTAGTGTCTTGTCCTTGCATTGATTGATCTACTGGCACAACCGCCGCAGGTGCTTGCAATCCCGTTGGTTTGGGATTCCATATAGAGTCAATAGCAGATCCAACTCCACTCAAGTCTAGCGGCGGCTTCCGTGTTGCTTGCGCCCTTCCACTTACTTCCGCCTTAATCTGATCCATTTTATAGCTCTGCCCAACGGCTGCTCCAAGGTATGATTTAGCTGAGTTATAAAATGACGCCCTATCCATCAAGCTTGCCTTTGGATCAGTCTCGATAGCTTGACGTTGAGCATCGAATTTACTGGCAACTTCCGGGGGAAGATAGTCCTTAAAGGTATCAAATGCAGCCGCATCAGCCTTCACTTGTGACTGCATCTTTTTATAGTCACCGACGGCTGCTCCAATCTTTTCAATTCCCTGCCCAATAGATTTTCCCATTTGAGCTTGAGCGTCTGCTTGTATCTTTGCTGCGTTAGCAGCAGCAGCCATATATGCTTCCGTAGGGAAGCTCATGTTTGATGTTGGCGTGCCTTGGTATGGGTTACGAGGTTGCATAAAATTTGGTTCTAGCTTCTAAACAAAGTGGGCTGCCTTTCTCAAAACGCTGACAGGCTTGCGGTCTATGCTCATAGATTGTACACGAAACTTCCTGCCCAACAACTCCCGAAAGCGCAATACAGCGCGTTCCAACGCACTTAAGCAGTGGCAGATCGTCCCGGATGTACTCTGGTGGTATGTTGGTTGCATCGGATCTATCTTTACGCAGAATTGGCCAACTGGCTTTGTGGCTGCAACATGCCCCGCATGTCTGGCAATTCAGTTCTGACGTTACAGTACGGCAAGACGGGGTGCTCGTGTAGGACATGCTCATGCAGGTTCTCTACGTCGATTTGCAGCTTTGGGCAATGCACAAATGCAGATTCCCTGCGGTCGATGCAACGAAAGCAGGCATGAACATAGTCGCTGTTCATGTGTTTGTCTGGCTTGGAAACAACATCAGCGTTGTACCTGTATTTGTCGTACTTAATGTTGTTTGATGTGATGTATGCGGCTACATCTTCATCGTTCCATTCACGAAGCGGATACCATATTTCCGTTCCATGTCCAATTACCTTCATGTCAATCATTAATGGAATTGGTCCAGTTAATGGGTCTTCGTCGCTATTTTTGTGTCCGCAAAACAAAACGTCAAAATCATTTGCAACATGTGCTTTAGGTCTATAAAGCCATTCTTTCCCGCACACCCATGGCTTGGCAGGATCCATGACTTCCGTGCCGCGCATAACTTTAATTTGACCGGTCCCAACAGAATAAGTTTCACAAACGTCAATCCGATCTTTTCCGTGAGTTAAGGCAATAGATGCTGGAACCCAATCATGCACAGTCAACTTAAGCTGCTCCTGCACTTCATGGTGGTGCTTGTATTTGTGCGAAAGAAACGGAAGCTTAAAATGAATGACTTCTATGTTTGGATAAACTTTTAAACACAAGTCTAACAACACAGTAGAGTCTTTGCCTCCACTCCAAAGCACAGCGGGACGCCTGGCCTTTAATAAGGCTTTTTTTATTATGCTTATTGAACGCATTAGTTTTATTAATACATAGCAGCAGCAGTCATTGCTGCGTTCATCATTTGTCCCTTTGCTGCGGTATTGCCAGCAGCCATTGTAGCATTTGCTTGAATAGTAGCATTACGCTCAGCCATGCCTGCTTGATATGGCATAAATGCAGTCTGAAACGACATTGAGCTTTCCGGGTTATACAAAGCAGGGCCTGACGCTTGCTGCCCTCCAAGCGCAAATTGTTGCGCTTGTGGAACTGCATTGGATAAGATTGGCTGGTTATAGAACGCCTGCAAGATCGGAGCTTGCGCTCCTTGAAGTGAAGCCATTGCCGATGCTGCAAGTTGAGCCCTTTGAGCCTGAAGTCCAAGCATGGATTGCTGGCCTGCAATTCCTTGTTGAGTGCGCTGTAGGGCTTGCTGTAAGGCTTGATTTTGCGTCTGTTGCGCCAGCCCTTCTTTACCCATTGCTTGCTGGTACTGTTGGCCCTGAAGGTTTATTCCAAGCTCTTGCAAGCCCAGCCGCTGTCCATACTCTTGAGCTTGAGACTGGCGTAGAATGTCTTCTTGAGTCATTCCCTGCGCAAACTGTTGACCTTGAGCTTCCGCCAACGCCTGTTCTTTAGCTCCAAGTTGACTAAATTGTTGAGCCTGCGCCATCCGGGCCATGTCTTCCTGAGACATTGCCTGGCCAAACTGCTGTCCTTGCGCCCCAAGATTGTATGCCTCTGCTCCGGCCTGCCGCTGGTATGCTTGCTGTAGTGCAGGGGTGTAAAGATTTGATATAGTTCCAGCAGCTTGAGCGGCTGCTGCTTGTCTTTCTCTATACCGTTGATTTCCAAGTTCAGCTCGATTTAAAATTTCAGCTTGAATTGCCTGTGGTCCAAGCGCAGTTCCTCTTGCGGCATACGCTTCTCTAGCGGACTGAGTAGCCAAACGCGCTTCCTCTGGAGTAAGTGATCTTCCAGCCGCTAAATCTTGTTGAGCTTGTTTAGATAAACCCTCGGCTATTTTTGAAACTCCAGGCATCTGATTCATGTACGAACCAACCAGCCCAGTATCAATCTGCCCAAGCTGAGACTGCGTTTGAGGCCCCCTGACTTGCCCTGTGTAAAGTCCAGACTGATATGAAGGTTGATTTAAAAACTCTTGCCCTACTTGGTAGGGAGCGGCTGTAGTTCCGCCAAACTTGTACGCCTGCATTCCACCCAGCGTAAGATCAGCAGACGGCCCACCAACCTGACCAACATATTGGCCGTAGCTAGGGCCACCAACGGCCTGTTCGTATGCTGTATATGTTGGCTGAGCAAGCGATTGTTCGGTTGCGGTTTTTGCCAGTTGCCCCATTCCAGCTACAGCCTCTTCGTATCCAGGCGTAAGCTGATTAAATGCCTGCTTGTAGGCGCTTAACCCAAGTTCTGGAGAAGTAATTTGCTCAAGCTCTCCTCGCCTAAGCCTTGCTTCGTAATCCGTTTCAATCCCAGCTATCTGCGGATATGACTTAGCAAGTTGGCCCATTTGCCCAGAGAGCAAAATGTCATTAACTTGATTTTGAAGATTAGCGTACCCTATTTGGCCATAAAGAGGATTTGCCTCTGAAGCATAAAGTTCAGGAGCAAGCGCCATTTGAGCCCTTAGCGTGTCTGCCGTAATTTTAGAATAATCTGGCGGAGGAGGCGCTGCGGGCGGCGGCGCGGGCTTTTTATTATCAAATATACCACCTAAAAACCAACTTCTAAAGCCACCCATAAAATGTATTTTCTAGTTAAAACTCTAGCGCAATAATATTATTATGCAATACACTATAAACTAAAACAGCCCCCAGTGCGCCGGAAGCGTTGGATTATCTTGCAATGCAATTATTGTGAATCCCTGTGTGCCAGTTGTCGCTGTTGCTGTCACGATATCTGTAGTGCTACCACTGGCTTGAATCTTAATCGTGGCGCTTCCAAGGAACGTAGCTTTAAACTCAAACACTACGCCTTGTCGTGATGTGTTTGGCAGTTTGACTGTAATTAATGCGCCTGAGTTCAAGCTATACTTGAAATATCCAGACAAAGAAGTCAAAGCAGGGATTGCAATAGTCTGCGTTCCAGAATAAGCAGCAGGAGCTGAATATGAAGCCAGAGGAACAGTTGCCAAAGTAATAGTCGCCGGTCCGTTTGTAACCGTAATTCCATTCCCTGCCGTTAAGGTTGCTCTAGCAAACTGAGATGTGGCGGTATTACCAATCAATAACTGCCCGTTTGTTGCTCCAGATAAAGCGCCAGTAACCGCTTGGTTAAGCGTTGCCTTTCTTAAGGCAAGGCCAGTCTCTAGGATAACCTGTGCGGACGAAAGCGAGTTGATCTGTGCTGTAGTAATCGATGCCTGCTCAGTAATTGCGCCAACTAGCAACGTCGCATTGTCAACGTGTGCGTTTAAGTTATCAATTGTTACGGTAGGATTTCCTGCCGAATATGTCGTGCCTTTGTTAATTTGAGCCATAATTACTCCTGACTGATCATTGGTCTGCTGGCACTAATAGCATGTACTGTAATACCTTTCAAGGCTGGTCTTCCGTACAGGAACTGAACTGTAAAATCCACAGAAGACCCGCGCATGGCTATCCTCGGTCTAAGCGTGCCATCTGAGTTGCCGCTGAAATTGTAAGACAAAATGTCCTGTGTAGCGTCTGGGTCGTGTGTTGTTGCTGATAACGACAGTAAGTCTCCAGAAACATTATTAAACTGAAACTCAGCGCGACTGTACCGTTTTTCCGATAATGAGCCAAACGTAAACTCTCGGCTACGAACAAATGACTCAATTTGATTAACAACGCCACCTGCGTTTAGATCTTCAGACAAATTAAACGGCAATATAGCCCCTTCTCCTCCGGCATATATGTCTCCAGACTCTCGTTCTCCTTCAAGAAACACGCCGCCAAACTCTTCTGGGATGCTTCCATTAAAGTTGGTCAAAATAAACAACCTGCGCTGATACCCGTACAAAGCAACAAGCAAATTGTCAGCATTTAGTCCATGAGGATAAACGTCTATGCTTTCCCAGTTTTTATTTAACAGGTTGTAAACTAAAATTCTATTGTTTCTGCTTTGCGGTAGCCCTGGAGTTGGCGGCTCAATAATTGGAACAGCAATGTAAAACCTATTATCGTAATAACTAGCAATAGAATTTGCCACGAGACTGTAGTCGATTCCCTCAAAGAAATCAGCAATAGGCTCGCTAAGTGGCATTGTGTTTCCGATGACTTTAAGGTCAAGCTGCGGCGTCAAAAGGTATACGCCTTTTGCTGACAAAAACAAAACGTACTGTCCGGCGTTGACAATCGTTCTCCTAGCTAAACAGCCAAGCTGGTTTGTAATGACGGTAATTTGGCTTTTATCTGGAACCGTAATATCAAATCTAGGGTCGATATATGCTAGATAGATTGAGTTCCGCATGAATACCAAGAACTGATTCTCAATCCACGGCAAAAATCCAACGATGGAATCGTTTCCTCCTTGGTTTATTAAAAAAATATTGAGCTGAAGATCAAACTGCTCAGACAAGATGTCAGAAACAAAAACTTCTTGATTTGCCCCCTTAACAATTATCCTGTTTTGAAAATATAGGCCAAAGTCACCGGGAGGAACCGATTCTGTAAGGTATGTTATATCCGTGCTTGGCGGAGTTGGATTAGTGTATCTCTGAGAAGCAGCAGTAAACGTCAACGTATTGGAATCCCATATCAACGGAGGCTTACCCCTGACAGTCGTAAACCCAGTAAGTGCTGAA